GCTGCTGTAGCTGTCAAGGGAGAGCACGCCAGGGGTGTCGATGATCCGAGCCCGGACCTCGGCGTCGCGAGTGCCCTGTGAGTGGGCGCCCAGAATTGACCCGGCGTAATCGGTGCCAGCGTCGAGGTCTAGGAACCACTCGCCAGTCATCAGGGTCAGCCGCGTCAGGATGGTCTGCGCCACGCCAGCCGCCGAGTCGATGAAGAACTCGTTCTGTCCTCCGAAGGGGTAGTCGTGACTGTCTAGTAGCTTGCGGACTCTCATGGGTTAGGCGCTCCGGTGTTGCTAGGGCCAGTGGCGACCCCGGTATGGGTGTGCGTTTTGCCGCTGACAGTGACCGAGATGACATCGGTGTCGCTGGTGATCGTGCCGGTGGCGTGGATTCCCCCGTTCACCTTCACGTCGCCATTGATCGTCGTCAGAGGAGCCGTGACGACGACCTCGGTGTCACTGTTGACTTTGATCCGATGGTCTGGGGAGATGGCAATTTTAGCCGAGCCGTCCTCGTTCCTCAGTTCGACGTCAGTCGTAGAGATGCTTGGAATGCGGCGCTGTTTGTTTCTGACCCCCATGATGGCAAACCCATCGGACAGGTCGTGCATACGCAGATCGGCCTGCGGCTGAACTCCACCTTGCTGCCACCAGGCGTCGATGCACCGGCTGGAAAAGACAACCAGGCATTCATCACCGACTGCGATTGGGAAGGTGAGAGAAAACGGACCCCCCATCGGAAACACCACTGGGCAGTCAAGCAGTAGAGGCATCCTCACCCACTGCTGCGTGCCTCCGACCAGGGTGCGGAGGCCTTGGATCAGGGGCTGCGCGCTGATCGTCATCTGGTCCCCCATCTGCACCGCGGCTACCTGGCAGGGTAGGGCCGTCCAGATGCCAGCCTGATTGCCGGCGAGGACGTCGAGTAGGGCCTGTATCTGATCGCCTGACCGCTCGTTGCGTTTCATGGTGCCACCACTTTCTTTGTTGCCGGGTTGATGGCCAGGGCCGTCAGATTGGTGTACCAGGGCTGGCCGCGGGAGTCGCCTTCGTGTTCCGCGATCAGGATCCGGTAGATGCCGTCAGAGGATGTGTCGGCAAGGAACTGGATGCCGGTCCATTGGTTGTATGGGATCTTGACGTCGACCGCCTGATCGGCGTTCACGGTCTGATTGATCGAGGCGTTGTCGATCTGCACCAGGGCGCCGGCCTGTAGCAGCGGGTTCAGTAGGCACCGGGCACGGATACCCTCGTTGGTCTGCTCAGGGATCCCAAGCAAGCCCGTCCTGGCCGTCAGCACTACTGCCTCACTTGGCAGGTAGCCGTCGAGCGGAATGATGTTTACCTTGCCGTCATTGATATTCCACGTGGCCCCGTTCGCGCCAGTCTCTGCCGTGAGGGCCGCCCGCATCAGGGCGAACACGACCTTGCCGCGGGCGGCCGGCATTGTGCCCGCCAGTCCGTTGTGGTTCAGGCTGCCGAGTAGCTTGCCGCCTGGGTCACTCGTACCACCCAGGCTGACTATCTCCGCGGCCCGCTGTTGGGCCGTGCTACCTGCCGGGAAGGACCGGCTCACGAAGCCGAAGTTGTAGAGGGTGTCGCCATCAGCCGAGAGGATGTCGAGGTAGCTATCGGTCGAGTTCTCCTTGCCGATCCTGAACTGCTTGACCGTGCCCCGGAAGATGATGCCGAAGTTGCCCTCGTAGCCGGCTTCCAGGATGACGTCGCTGAACTCGCCGCGGATCTTCTTGGAGGTCTCGGTCTTCAGGTTGAACACCCGGATCTGGCAGTTGTTGGGTGACTGGTAGTCGGCCTGCACGGTGCTAAATGTGAAGCGGAACTCCGAGAGATCAAGCGCCTCCTGCCCGTTGAGCAGAGTCAGCCTTACCTTGCGGATCCATTGGACGGTGGGAGTGGTCATGGCGCCAGGTAGTAGAGGTGGCCAGAGGAGCCCAGTGTGACGTAGCTCGGCACGGTGTCGACGGCGTCATCGGTCTGGACAATCAACGAGCCCGTGAAGCCGAGGTGTCGATACTGGGAGAGGAGGTCGGCGCCGGTGATCAGGGGGATGCCGGCGACTACCGAAACGCCCGCTGCGGTGGCGATGTCGAGCACCCAGGCTGGCAGGTACTGGTTGTAGCGCAACGTCATCCCGTAGGAGCCCGACGCCAATGCGATGGTGAAGGTCTGCGCCAAGGGAGCAGTGGGGATCTCGTAAACAGTAGTCATGGTGCCACCTTATAGAGTGGGGCCGGCCGCAGTTGCTGCGCCCCGGACTGGGTGACCGGGCTGGTGATGCCAGGCTGCGATCCGCGGCCGGCTCCTGTCGCCAGCTGGGTGGTCGACGTCGAGGCCTGGAGGATCTGATCGCAGGTGATGACCACCTGTAGCGCGTTCTCACTCTTGTCGTCGTTGATCATCTCGACTGCTGTGATCAGCATGTCACGGTAGACCCTTTTCTTAGTCAGGACCTCGATCAACGTGAACTCGGATTGGAGCTTCAGGAGTTGGGCGTAGACCTCGGCCACCGTCGTGGTCGCCTTGGTGGCGGTCAGAGAGAGGGAGCCCGCGGCGCTGTTACTCCAGCCATACATCAGTACGACGCTGGCGGGCTCTTTGTAGGCGTGATCCGCGATGGCCGCTCCCTTTTCGAGTGGGTGGCGCGTGACGGTGACCCGGTCGGTCGACTTCTCGCTGACCACCACCATGGGCACCAGACCACCCACCGAGCGGCTGGGACGAACAAAGGCCCCGTTCAGGACCGCGATCTGGGCCGCTGAGAGGGCCAGGCTGAAGGTGCTCACTTGACGTTACTCCCCATGTTCCGAACCATGTCGGCGGTCAGTTGGTACTGTCGATCCGAGATGATCTGGGCCACCCGTTCGGGATCGTGAACCCCATGAACGTGGATGTCGACTTTCTGGTCGAGGCTGACCCCGCCAACAATGCGCGCGTAGTCCTGGGTCTCTTTCGGCAGCGACTTTTCTCCCAGCCGATACTTGTCGACGTTGCCCATGCCCCAGTTGTAGGCGGCCAGCGCCAGCCCCACGTCACCGTTGTATCGATCCATCAGGGTCTTCAGATACCCCGCGGCCGCCGCGCTGCTTTCGCCGAGGTCATATGGGTTTTTGAGTCCCCTGTCCTTCGCCGTATCCGGCATGAAGCCGAAGTGCCCCTCCGCCCCGGCGCCTGATTTCATCCACTTCGGGTCGCCGCGGTTCGACTCCCGCTTCCAGACCCGGTCGAGAATGCCAGCAGGAAGCCCGTAACGCGATTCCAAGCCAGCGAAGCTACTAGCCCCTTCCCCAGACTCCGTTCGCGGCGTGGCGCCCCCATAGCGGCCCTTCTCAGTGCCCACTGGCATAGCCACGTTGACGCGGGACTGAGCGTCAGCCGACAATTTGACTCCCTGGCGTGGCTTGACCAGTCCCCAGCCTTCCGCCATCCGCCGGGCAAAGTCACCCCAGCCGCCGCCCTTGCCGCTGAAGTCCTGGCGGACGATTCTGATCCAGTCATTCAGGACCTGCTTGGTCACGCCGGCGATCTCCTGGAAGGCCGGCAAAAGGGCGACCATGGAGACATCCTTCAGGACGCCGAGTTGGGCGCCGATGTCGCGCAGGGTATTCAGGTAGACCACACCGGCCCTCGACGCGTCGTCCAGGTTCAGGCCCGCGTCCTTGTTCATCTTTTTTCGGAGGGCGTAGGCTTCTTTCATCTTGTCGTTGCCCTCCTCCATCAGGAGCAGGTCATCGGGGTTGATGCCAAACATCGACCCGATCTGCTGCGCCATCCAAAACGGCTGCGTTTTCAGGTGGTCGACGAGCGCCATGACCCGCTCGACGTTGTCCATGTGACTTGAGTCACCGATAAAGTGCTCCAGATAACTCTTGGCCCCGGGCTGCTCCCGCAGCACCTTTGCCATACCCTGCACGGCAGTCGACATGTTGTCGGCGCCTACCCCGATCTGATCGGCCGCGAACCGGATCGCTTGCAGGTTGCCCGCAGCGGATTCGGCTTTTCGGCTCGCGTAATACAGGTTGGACATCTGAAGCGCGAAGCCCGCGACCATTGCCTGCGCGGCCGTGGCCGCTCCTAGGATTCCCTTTGCCAGCCCGGTCACCCGGACATCGGATACCTTCAGTTGCTTGTTGAAGTTCGTGAAGTTGCTGCCGCCCGTAAAGCCGAGGCTGATCAGGTACTCGCGGAGGATTTTCTGGTCAGCCATCGCCGGCCCTTTCTCGCATAGCCATCTCGGCTAGGTAACTGTTCTGAGCTTCGACGTCGAGGGCTTCGTTTAGGTCGGCGAAGAAGTTCAGGTCTAGGGTTGTTCCGTCAATTTGCTCGGCGCCTACCAGTCCGCGTAGAACAGGACGCCAGAGCCAGTCCTCCCCGGTGCTCATGGCCGCCCAGTCCACCGCTAAGGCGTTGGGCGGCCTGAACGTCACGCGCCGGGGAGCAGATCGAAAAAATTGCCCAGGTTCTCCTGGATGGTCGCCACGGTGAGTTGCATCATCTCCGAACTGGTCATGTCGGCGAACATGAAGGTGACGCCGTCAGGAGCCAGCACTCGCGCCCACTTGTCCCCGACCTTTCGATTGCAGACCGCGAGGCAGGCGTTGATGATGTAGTCGAGTTCATCGTCCCGCATCTCCGCAAGAGACCCAACCAGCGGCGCCATCGCCGCGGTCATGATGTCGGCCTCGGAGCCTGACTTCTCGGCGGTGGTCGCATCTGGCCCGGACTTCATCGAGCCGAGTGCCCCGATCAGGGAAGGGCCGAGAGCGAGGAGGATCGGCATGACGCGTCTCTGCACGTGGAATTGTGTGCGGGTAGGCATCTTGCCGATTTCGTAGGTGTTGCCACCGATGTCCAGTGTCTTCATTTTTGGCCTCCTGTCAGGGTTCAGATGCCGGTGCCGATGGTGCGGTCGATCCGGATTACGTCAAACACCCACTCCAGCGCGAGGGCGTCCTTGCCGTAGCCCAGTTGTGGGGCCTTGACAAAAGCGCACTGCTGGCAGGTGATCGTGTCGCCCCGCTGCTTGTCGGCGATCGTGATCGTGTTCTGGCCGTGCGAGCCAGCCGAGGCGGTCTGGAAGTTGTAGAGGGCCATCAAGACCGCGTTGAACGGGCTGGTCTTGAGCAGCTTGACCGTGACCTTGCCGCTGCGGTCAGCACTCAGGGCGTGCTGGCCGTAGCCATCGGCGCCGATGGTCATCGTGTTGATCTCGCCTGTTGGATCGATCTGGATGCCCTCCTCGGTTGCACCAGAGCCGTTGCCGAAACTGACCACGCCGCCAGGGCCGACCAGGGCCGCGACGACGTCCTGGAAACTGTAGCTAATGCTGTTCTTCGCCATGATGGAAGCTCCTTATGTTGAGCGGATTACTGATTGACCAGGACGGTCTCGAACACGAAATGGACCGCGCCGGCCAACTTGATGGCCGTCTGGAAGGCCACCGACTTGCGGGTGGCGCGATCAGTCAAAGACTGATCACTGACCCGCGGAGCGAACGCGTAGAAGCCCTTCGCCAGGAAGTCACCTTGCGAGAGCGCGCCAAACCCGGTCGCATTCCATTGGCCTGGCGCGCACAAGCCGTTGCGGACCGCCTGCGAGCAGATAGACTCGATGGCTGTCGACAGGACATGCATGCCGGCATCGGTCTGCGGGATCTTGGTAGGGCTGGTGTAAAGCACGTTGTAGAGGGCGGTCATGATGTTCACCGCCAGCCAGTCAACCCCGGCGATCGTATCGGCCGGATTGCCATCCCCCATCAAGCCCTGCTGGAAGATCGAGGTGCCGTTGTCGTAGTTGACAAAGACACTGCAGTTCTTCGCCTCCAGCGCGGTCACTTGCGGCAGGCTCAGGGACTCAGCGATCACCCCAGTCAGCCGCTTGTACATCAGGGTGATGGTCGAGTTCTCCGCGGCGTAGTCGACCGTCAAGAGTTTGGCGACCGCCGCGCATCCCACCGAGTAGTTCTGTGAGGTGTAGGTCACGAACGTGCGACTCAGGCCAAGCTGCTTTATCAGGTAGGGCAGGTCGGTAGTCGAGACCGCGGACAAGCAAGCTGCATCATTTGACGTCAAACTGAGAATGTGCTTGTTGGTCAAGCCCTGAATCGCCTGCGCGAACTTCACCTGCTCGGCTGGCACCACAGTGGTGATGTTAGCGAAGGCCATCGCATACCAGAACTGCCCGTAGTTGTTGTCGAAGGTCGCAACCAGGGTGGCGGGGTCATCGGCGCCAGACGTGCCAGGGTACGTGTAGCTGCCACTGGCGCCGGAGCGGGTCTGGCTGATCACTGACACGTCGCTGCCCGTTGCTGCAGCGGCGAAGTAGCTGATAGCCGACGTCGCACCGCTGGTGCTAGATGCAAATTCAAGTCGCTGGTAGACCGGATTCCAGGTGCAGGTGCAGCCAGTCATGGCGGCCTGGAAAACCGCGGCCACCCCGTTCATGTCGGTAACGGCCGAGAAGTTCAGTCCCGTCACGTCAATGGCCGCGGCGCCGTCCTTGGCGAAGTTGAAGCTGCCCGTGGTGATAGGGTTCCAGGTAGAGGCGACGTTTTGTCGCAGCGTGCTCAGGACGCCACCACGCAGACCACCGGACCGGGAGCCACCGGCGTAGCGGCCGATCATCAGTTGACGGGGCTGCGGGGTCTGGCTGAAGTAGGCGTTCGCCGCCAGATACTCAGGAGAGGTCCCGCCGAAGTCCGCCGACACTGCACTCGCCGAGGCGTAGATGCGGTAGAGTTCGATACTGTCAATGACCGAGCCGGCGGACATCAAAAGCAGGGTGGACAGGTTCTGCGCTTGCGCAGCGGCTGGCGTGAGGACGGCTTGAACGTTGATCAGCCGGGCGACGGGCAATGCGGTCGTGGTCATGGTGATTCCTTTTTCAGAGTTTCAGGGGAGGCAGGTTGGAGACATCCATCTCGTAGCTGATCGTTGCAGGCACGGAAGGCGGGTAGACCTCGTCGTTCTGAGGTGGCATGTTGATGATGGTGCGGATCGGGTAGCTAGTCGAGATGTCGCGGTGGATGGTCACGGTGATGTCGACACGCGGGACCCATGTCTGCCTGACCAGAGCTGGCACGGTCGTGGGTCCCGTGGTGCCGATGACCGTGATTTTATTGGCTCTGAGCAGATCACGGTTCTGCTCGATGGCAAAGCCAGCCCGGAGCCTGGCTGCCAGTAGCCCCGCGGCCGGCCCGTAGCATGAGACCAGCAGCTGCGAGTTCTCGCCCCGGAGCGCGTCTTGGTGACCACCGGCGTCGTCCTCGACCTCCACCAGACAGGCGTCCCAGTCAGACTCACCGCTCACGATGCCGAAGGCAACCCATGACTCGTGGGCCTCCGGCTGGTTCGGCGGGTTCGGCTGCCACCGTGGCCTGACCATCGAGCCTGGCAGGGTGCCGAGGATTCCCACGATAGTCACCTGCAGGACGTCATGGAGGGCGTCATC